ATTTCCACCATAGGCTCTGAGGTGCTTCGTTAAGAAAGACGACTCTTCGTTTCTGGCTAAAACCTTCGCGTTACCCTTTTCATCAATTAAAGCGTAATCGAATCCTGCAAATAGACATTCCATAGAAACATACCATTTACCCTCCTGAATCTCAGCGATGATTTTACCCATCCTGTCTCTATTTTCTTCTCCAGTCCAGCTATTATACAGAACAGCTTGCGTAACAATGTCAAAATCTTCTGGCATTGGTGCGTCATCTGCTACTGCTTTGCCGTCCTTGGTGAGAACATAGCTACCGGTAATATGGCCGATGATGTCGTTCTCATCGTGCATAAAATTGAATTGTTTATCTTCTGGTGTATTTCTAGCGGCCCAAGTTGCCGTATTAGTAAATACATCGTCATTTTTGTTCCAGCCACACGAAACTAGAACAGACTCCAGATAGTATAGATCAATTTGATCTTTGTTTTCCGCAACCGCTTTGGCGACAACTTCTTCAGGTACATCCTTTTGAATACTTGCCTCAGTGCAGTACGCAACACTGGCCTGACTCTTAACGAGTTCGCCAATGCCGTCATTAATTTCATTTTGGAAAATTTTTATCATTTTATCTACCTCATCACATTATACACAAAAAAAATAATTTTGTGAAAAAACGATCATTTTTGAGAGATAACATAGTCTACGTAACTGCCAATGAGCATTTTTCTGTACGTGTCGATGTTGTTTCTATGGGCAGCACAAGCCTTTAACGGTTCTGGGAGAGGTTTAAATTTAGTAGAAATAGCCTTATAGATAGCCGATTCATTGATCTCACCAAGTGGTTGGAGATTCATCATGGTGTGGATTCTCAAATCCTCCACCTCGCAAGCCTCCTGTTTGGTGAGTTGCCTTAGATTCTTCTTGCCTTTGGTTTCTAAATAACCATTGACAACTAAGGATGTGCTATCGAAAGCATTATTGGCCCAAAGGAACAGTTCAGCTAGTCCCGGTTGAGATTTAGGGGTTTCAACCCTTTGCTTTCTTGGACCCTCATCTTGCTTCTGAGGTGGTCGCCCATTATCATTCTTGGGACGTTGAGCTTCTTTCTTTTCAGCGAGTTTTTCCTGCTGTTGTCCTTGCTTATCCATTTTCTCCATTTCAAACTTCTGGTTTGCATTGTGGAATGGACTAGCTTTAGGTGGTAACTTCTCGTCGTCTCTAGCCTTGTCTTCTCTCTGGAGTCTAACTCTCTCAACTGCTGGAACCTCCTTAAATCTCTCAAGAACAGTCTCGTGCGAAATAATATCGCGATCAGCAAGCTGAATAAGTAGGTTTTTCTCAGAAGCCTCGTCAGACAGGCTCATTTGGTCATAAACTACATGGAAAGGTTTTCTAAAACCCATAGACTTTCTTACAAATTCTAGCTCTTTAGTCCAGAAACGTGTAAGTTCATCACGTCCATATTGTAGTCTCTCCATTAGAGTTTTGAGAGATATAAAGTTATTCGTAAACCCACCACCATTATTTGCCATACCAGTCAGTGTTGGGGGTACACCAAGACCGGCATAGATGCTATTTAGGACAGATTGGTATTTCTCAGATCCTAAAAATTTGTATACTTGTGAATTACTTTCTGTGAATTTAAGTTCTGGACCCCATACCAACTCCATTGTTCCTCCACCTGTATTACTGGCTAAGATATTACGGAGTTTGTTGATACCCTCTTTTGTTGGAAGAATCTTGTTGTCAAAATCTCCAAGCGTCCAGAGTCTAATGTTTGAAATTGCACCATCCAAAGCAGCAAGGTCAGCGAGCTTCATCTTCTCAAGCATGATGATATCGTCAAGGATGGCGTAAACCAGAGGATGTGCCCACTGCTGCCAATCGTCTTTTTTGTAGTGATGGACAGATAGCTTATCTGGATCTAGATCAATCTTTCTTTCTTGGTTTTTAATTGCCTTCTTGACATTTTGTGGCAAGGTTTCTAGAACCTTTGCTGGAATAGTTCCATCCTTGAAGTTGTCAAAGAATGTATCTGCTGTAATAGCATAGTTCTTCCTGCCAATAAACAGGCTAACATTACCGTCTTTCATGTCAATCGTGAGAGGATTGAAGAAGTTGTACCTCCAAGGAACCAAGCCTTTTTCGATTTGAGGCACCTCCAAAGTAATATCTTCTGCTAAAGATTTAATATACTTTGATATCTCTGGAGTTATTTGGGCGTAGCTTCTATAGATGAATACATTACCTGTTCTATAGAAATTATTTAAGAATCTTTCTGATCTTTCTTTTCCGCCAATCTTTTTAAACCACTGCTGTCCAAACTTCTCTACACTTTTGTTCTCGTGGACAATTTGAATACCCTGACAGCCAAAGTCGCCCATGAGGTCGATAATATTTCTTACAATGCCAACCTTGTCGTAAGCATCCATGCACATTTTAATAATGCGTTTGGACTGTCGAGGAACCTGCTCTTCTGGCCTAAATGCATAGTAATCGTTAGCACCAAAGTGGGGTTTAGACGAGCGATTAGGTTCGATGTCTAGAAAGTCTCTATGGTAGGCTCTGGCTACACCATCATAGGCTTCTTGGCTCTCTGCATACCTCTCGAAAGCCTCCGCTCTTCCACGTTGGTCTCCATCTTCCCAGTTGATGATGGGTTTGTTTGGCATTTTAAATTTCCCTCAGTTGGAATGTAATTGAATTGCTTTTATATTATACGCAAAAACTCAATATACGTCCCTCATATTGTCAGTAAACCATGCTGGGCCTTGGAACATAGACTCGTTCTTAGCTTTGGTCCTGTCTGTACCGCCATCGCCCATCGTTGCGAAACCACCATAAATGTTATATTCATGGGCGGTTGGTGTTCTAGCTAAAGTTCTAGCGGCCATATTAGCCATCAACAACGAAGAATAACGGTCTTTCCTGAGTTTTCCTTTCTTTCCTGTGCCAACCACTGTCTCTGGAGTGTCCCACTTATCTCTACCAGTCGCAGTCTGGGTAATCATAATCATAGCCAATTCGTCTTTCATGTCTTCGATTTCCATAACACACTGCTCTAGGGTGTCGTAATTTCTACCCTTCAGGCCATCTTCAGCATTTGCGATACCAAGACTGATAGCGTCAAACATTGGGAATAGCAAAACCTTATCCTCAAAATCTTTTCTCATCCCATGATTAGCTTCTGCAAGCCAGTCATACTTAGAAAACTGGCACATCTCTAAAATGTGTAGTCCACGTTCGTCGTCTGTGTCTTTTGGTTTATCTTCATCTATTACGGGCCAGATTGCAACTTCACCATCTTGGATCTTATCCTTGTCGTGTAGAGACTCCATAACTGCAATACCACCACCGCCAGCATCCATAGCGATATGAATACATGGGAATCTTTTCATTAGGTCTCTAATTTTTCTAGCACAATAGGCATAAAAGTCAGTCTCAGATGAAAACCCACTTTTAACTTTGCCTTTATGCTCTTCTCTATTGGTTGTCCAGCAGTGTACAATCTTTCTATGATTATTATTTACTTCTAAGACAACGATACTGAAGTTGTCAACTTCAGATGCGGGGTCAACACCAAAAATATATTTCTTGTCTTTATCGCCCATTAGTTGTGCTTGGAAAGTAAGTTCTTTGCCTTCGTGATCTTTCAGAGGCTCTTTATCGTTGGTTACACAGGACTCAATCAGAGATCGCTTGAAGAAGCCCTGAGAATCGCGTGTAAAGCACGCTCCAAACTCCATTTGATAGATACCAGCATGAACTGTTGCCTTCGATCTAGCGACCTGTGAGGCATCCATAAAGCCCTCTGGCAATAGCTCGTAAGGCACCCTGATAATTGCATAGTCTTTCCAGTTAAAATCTTTGGGTGGATCTTCTCCAAATATATCTCTAAGTCTGTTTGCTTTTCCTTGGCTTTTTATAATCGACTTCCATTTTTTCCAGTATTCTGCAAAATGGTTAAAGTCATAGTACGCCGTACCGGACAAGATAATCTGGTTGTCTTTCTTTTCTATGATCGCATCACTTTCCTGCTCTATTTCTATACCAAGCTCTGCCGCTTTTTTTCTAGCCGCTATCTTTTTAACGTTTTCAATGGGGTCGGAACTGACTGCTGCAAAACCAGCAACAACGGTTTCAAATATGTCACGAGGTATTGATGCAAATTCATCAGATATAATATCATTAGCACGCTGACCTCTAATCTTCTGTCCATCCCCCAAAGGAAGACAAGTAATACGGGATTTATTAATACGCATAACGCAGCGATCAACATCACGTCTTGGCCCACTATTTGCATCGCACATGCTCCTTAATACTGGTGCATTGTTCCAAATCGTCTCCATGTATTCAAACAGAACCTTAGATTGTCGGAAGGCGGCACCAACGACAACGACCTTACGCTCTGGCAAGATCAATGCCCTAATCATGGAATACAAAGATAGAATAAAGGATTTACCAAAACCACGACTAGCGATAAGCATAGGAAACTTACGATTCCACATCTCACAAAGGAATAGAGCCTGAGAAGGTAAGATGTTAATGTTAAACACATGCTT